TGCTGTTAATATATTTTTATCGTACACTTCAGAATCAACACCCTGTAACTGCTTGACAACAATTTGATCAACACTGTCAAACTTCTGAACTTCTACCATGGGTTGTTGTGCTTGATCTATTTGTTCAGGTATTAATTGCAATTCTCTTAATTGGTATTTGTCAATAAATGTTTCTCTTATAAAATTTGCTTCCTCATAACTTATTTTTATATCCAGTGTTACCCTGACGTACATCTTTGGTAGTAAGTGCTTGTCCGGATCTTCCAATAATTGACTTATTTTTATAGTTCTGTATCTGGGCATGTCGGGCCAGTTGATATATTTTGGTTCACCGCCATATTCTAAAACCATCATACCACGTTCGTCATCCCATGCATCTGCATAGTTGTGTGGAAATGCGTTGCCCATGTATGTAACGTTTTTCATGTACTGCCTCTTATGGAAGTGTCCTGAGAAAACTTTTCCGCAACCTGCAAAGTGATCCGTTTTTATCCCACCAACATCCGGCATCTCTACCATTGCATTCATTTTAAAGTATGGTAGTTCAAAATGTCCAAATACATACTTCTGTTTCATTTTTTCAATTTTTTTCCACTCGTCTTCTACGATCCATGGAAGTATAGCAACATCGTCTTCCACCAGCCATTCGTTCACGATATGTATGTTTGGAATGTTTCTGATGTATTCCATTGAATTAATTTCTCTTTTTTCTCTGTAATATAGATCATGATTTCCCATTATGACATAAACCTTTTCAAATGCCTTCCCCAATCTCTCCATGTTTGAAACTGTGTAGTTCATTGTAGAAACATTGGTTGCTGATCTATGGTGATGCCAGTCACCTAGGAATATGCAGGTCTCACATCCATGTGCTTTCGCCTGTTCTATAAACCAGTAAATGAAAGCCTCACAGTCGTCGTTGTGTACACGACTATTGCCTTTTAGTCCGAAGTGTATGTCCGTGAAACACGCTACTTTCTTAAAAAACATATGTTACCATTTCTTCTTTACTATTGGTTTGTGATTGGTCATGTCAACTTTCTTGTAGTTGACATCCTGGAAATCGTCTGACTCTAGTTTTCCTGTTTTTTTCAACTTTCTATTTAATTTAAGTATACCTGTTTTATTGACAATTCGAGCCTCACCGTGTGCTGTCTTCATTTTCTTTTTATAAGAAGGGCCCGATGTTTCATTTTCATTTTGTCTAGTGAAACTTGGCATCATATTGTTGAACTCTAATAAGTCATCTCTTATTGCTTGGTTTTTCTTTTCAATGTTTAGTATCCTTGTGAAACTGTTTGTTATGGCCGCTGTGTAATATGCGAACGGGTTGTCTGATTTTGATTCATCGAATTGTAACCCAATCTGACTCAACTGCATCAGTGCCTGTGATTGCATTTCGTCATTGTAGGTGTAACCTCTCCAGTTTGCTCTTGTTCCATAACGTTCACAAAGTTTCATGTACATCATGGCAAGTTGGTTTGTCATCTTTCCATGTTCTGCCGAGAAGTTCCCATTGCTCATTCCTCCTATCCAGTGTGATTTGCCCACGCAGGTCAGGTTGTTCTTTTTGTCAAATTTGTAGTGTTGGAACGGTGGGAAATTCACTTTGGTGTGGTGATCGGACACCTGCTTTGGATTCTTTTTACGAGTGCTGTCCATTGGTATGTGATCAAAAGACATTACACGGAAAACTAGGTCAGTTTTGTCTATCTTTCTTGGCGACATTGTGTAGTCCGCCAGTTTAATTTTTTTCTTGCCTTCGGCCTTGGCCTGTTCCCACGCCTCCTGTGTTAGTCTCTTGGCCTTCGCCTTACGTGCTTCTGCTATGGTCCTTACATTGATCTTTTTAAGGTTGGGCACTATTATGTCGTATTGTGCATCCTCAGGTGACACATACGAACAGTAGGTGTTTTTGCTGGCATGAATCTGTGCCAATAAATCTCGGTTGTTTAGGTACTTTACTCTTTTCATAATAATCTTTCATTTTAGTTAAAGTGACCACAAACAGGTCTGTTAGATCGTGCCGTAAGGTTTATTAAGTGCGCCTAGAATATTGCCTATAAATATAGTTAAAGTATACGAAATTTTACAAGGAAAAGCAACCGGAAATGGTATTGAAAACATTAGGACAAGCAATAAAGAAAGTGGCGGGCGGCGCTATCAACAAAACACTGGCACGATTGACTGGTGCTGGTATTTCAACAGATTCTAGGTTGGTTCGATCACGTGCCAAATGGAGCGGACGCAGTGACACCGAAGACTGGCGTGTGCGTTTGGAGGTTCCAAAAGGCCCGTTGAGAACTTTTTTTGATTTTGAAAATAACGACTTGATGAAACCTCTGGCTGACTCACATGGTATTTTTTGGCCACTTACTCCAGCAGTGGTAATACAGCATTCCGCCAACTACAATGCGTTGGCACAAACACACAGCAACTATCCATTCCAGGCCTATCAGAATTCACAGGTGGACCAGATGAACATAATTGGAGAGTTCCCTGTACAGAATGCCGAGGACGCAAAGCACTGGGTTGCAACGGTTAACTTTTTAAGGACAGCAACCAAAATGTTTTTCGGAAAAGATGGAGCAATAGATCCTTTAGGTTCAGGCCTGAAAGGCAATCCACCACCAATAATGCACCTGTTTGGTTATGGTGATCACATGTTCAGGAGAGTGCCGGTGGTGATAAATTCATTTAACGTTGAACTCAGACCAGGCATAGATTATATTTCTACAAAGCAGAATGCCACACCATACAAACAACTGACAGGACCAGATGCGGCATTTTTTATGAATGCCGAAGCAGGTGAATCGCAGAGCTGGGCACCGACACTGTCAAACATCTCTGTGTTGCTGACACCGATATATTCTAGAGAGTCGCTATCAAACTTCTCTATGAAAAGTTTTGTCAACGGTGAGTTGAATGGCAAGGGTGACGAAATAGGATTCATTTAATGGCAAGATATTCACAAACGTCACCGTATTTTAATACAGCACAAAATAAAATAAATCTTGAACCGCTAACACCTAGGCCAATCACTGCTGAAGGTGACGACCAAAGTTATACAATAGAAAGAACTTACGCATACAGGCCTGACCTGTTGGCATATGACCTTTATGGCTCACCTAGATTATGGTGGGTGTTCGCACAACGAAATCCAGATCAGATAGAGGATCCTATATACGATTTCAAACCCGGAATAACAATCCTACTGCCCAAGCCTGGTAATATCTCAACAGATCTAGGAGTGTAATGCCGGAGTTTGATAATACTAATAAAGTTCCGGAATCCAATAACACTAGCAAAGTTCCGAGACAAAAATCTAGCGAAAGAAATGCCCTGCATGATTTTGCATCATACAACTGCCTGTTCACGCTCAGTGGATTGTATGAAAAACAACTAACCAGTCAGAAAAAATTTCTTACCGACCCTGTCAACACAAATATCATAGCCAGGAGCTCGGGAATTGGCGACTATTATAGAACCGCCGCGGTAAACAACCTTGACGAGAATGGTGTCCCCTATACTAAAAACGAAAAGTCTGCTATGGTGGCTGACATACTGTATGATCCAGCATATAAAGATAGTGGGAAAGTCGCAGATACCATGCATGACATATTCTTTGAGAATGTCAACATCATTTCAACAGTTGGTCCCAACGTTGAACGTAATCTGTCCAACTTCACAAAGATGACTTTTGAGTTGCACGAGCCCTATGGTATCACTTTACTGGAAAGATTAAGAGTGGTGGCCTTTAGGAATGGGTATAAAGATTACCAAGCCGCACCTTTCCTACTCACAATAAATTGGGTGGGATTTGATGAGCAAGGAAATCCAATGAATAAAAAAGCACAATCATTGGAGAGACGTGTTCCGATATTCATTACTAGAGTCGAGTTTGAAGTCAACGCCGGTGGTGCTGTGTACACCGTTACCGCTGTGCCCTATCCTGAGATGGCATTTGACGACAGTTTTAAATTTCCTAGGACCCAGTTTCCAACCAACGTATCTACAATTGGTGCATGGATTAACAGCACAGAAACTGCCCTTAGAGCACAGATGATCGATGAACAGAAAGGTGGATTTAGAGAGTTTGAGGATTTTTACAAATTTGATATATCGGAAATAAAACATCTACTGGGAGCAGGAATGGTCAGTTCAGAAGAGACCGAAAGCATATTGCATACCGGCACCCCCGCGGAGGTTTATGGCCCGGATGACGAAATGCTAGCGGCCGATCAGGCACAGATAAAGCAAAAAGAAACCGGCATGCACCTTGACAAATATTCAAGCCTGCCCAAGGCCTTTGAGGACGTGATACGTTCCACGGACTATTTTCAAAACCTTACGCAAAACTTTTGGAAAAATTTGACCGGAGCACAGTCGCAACAAGAGGTCATAAGCACACTAATGGATGAGGATAAATTTGTGGCGGCGTTGTCAAAAGTTGAAAATCAGTATGTCGATTGGTTCATGATCAAACCCCAGGTTACCAACATAGGTGATACGTTAGATTCCATCACAAAGATGTTGCCCAAGACTATTACTTTCAAGGCCATTCCATACAAGGTGCACATCGCAAAACTGTTGACACCTGGTATAAATTTTGGTAAACTAGATTTCAAGAGCATGGCCAGAAGGAAATACAATTACATTTACACAGGCGAGAACGTTGATGTGCAGAATCTTAGGATCAATTACAAGACAGCATACTTTCACCGGAACATAAGAGATGACGACTCTGCAACCGGTGACACAGGAAAATTCAAGTCCATAACCGCAGGTCTTAAAAAATTATTTGGAAAGGAAGATTATCCGGAACCTACATTGCCATTAAGGCAGTACCCGTCGGTGCTTAAACAGGTCAATTTTGCTAAAAGGATAAGTCCACAGAATGCAAAGGCACAGGAGTTTTATGATTACCTTTTGAATCCTACTGCGGATATGATGGTAGTTGAATTAGAGATACTGGGAGATCCTGCATACGTGGCACAGGATATATTTTCCCCATACTACGACAAAATACTACAGGACGGTCAGTATGATGACCAACGCGACGTTTTTAACATGCAATCCTATATGCCAATCGTGAGCCTGGATTACAGGATGCCGACAGACATAAACGATAAAGAAGGCAAGATGTTTACGCAGAAGAGTCTAGAATCAAACTTGTTCTTTTCAGGTGGTTACCAAGTAGTCAAGGTAGATTCGTCCATGAACCAGGGACAGTTCACACAGATACTAACAATGGTTAGATTGAACAACCAAGATGGTGATGGACAGACACCACTAGAACTCAAGAAAGCGGCGCAGGGAGGACTAGACGAAATCCTCTCAGAAGAAAATTTAAAAAAATATTACAGCAAATTTTTTAGGACGTAAATAATTTTATGAAAGACGATCGAGGCTTTGTAGATACACATTCGAACCAAAAACATTTCACAGACAGGGGTCGTGAAGGCAATCCCGGTCCATTTATAGGTGTTGTTGAAACCAGTATAGATCCTTTGCTAATGGGTAGGTTGGGTGTTAACATACCGGCACTGACTACAACAACCAAGCCAGATAAAAGTCAGATCATTTGGTGTCGTTATCTATCACCTTTCTATGGTTCGAAACCTTTGTCGGCGGTCAGCACAAATGATTTAGAAAGTTACAAGACAAATCAAACCAGTTATGGTTTTTGGGCAGTGCCACCTGATGTTGGTACAGAAGTGTTAGTAATGTTCGCAAAGGGCGAGAACAATGAGAACAGTGCTTTTTGGATAGGATGTGTGCAACAACCGAAGGTCAATCAACAGATACCCGGTTTTGGAAGCACAACAAGGACGGAAAAACCAAACGCAAGGGAACTTGCAAGATCAGGTCAAACCAATTACGAAACGGATTACTTGCCTGTGGGCGATCTTAATAGGAATTTCACAAAAGGTGGCAGGACACTTTCAAACTCGAGCAAATGGGACCTACCGGTAAATGACCTACTGGCAGATCAACTGCTTGACCAAGGACTCGTACAGGATGACATACGCGGAACAACAAGCAGTTCTGCCGCACGTGAAACTCCCAGCCAGGTTTTTGGAATAAACACGCCAGGACCCATAAGGAAAGATTCAAGAAAATTAAACATAGGACTAGAAGGTAGACAGGTGCGTCCCGACCGTGACTTGGGTCACAGTTTGGTCATGGATGATGGAGATGTCAATGGCAACAACAGATTAACAAGAATACGTACAGCATCGGGACATCAGTTGCTGATGCATGACACACAGGGAGTTGTGTATCTTGCCAACGGGTCTGGTAACAGTTGGATAGAAATGGATACTGATGGAAAGATGTACATCTATGCACAGGACGGATTCAATTTGAGATGTGACGGAAACTTTGACCTACACTCTGGTGGTGACATAAATTTCCATGCCAAGCATAACATAAAATTCACTGCTGAGCAGGACCTTGTGAACAATGCAAATTTTGTAATGAATGTTGGAGATAACGGTGTGCTTACATCTTCACAAAAAGGACAGGTGCAGACTTTTGGCGCCGCAGGCATAACTTCGCACAGCAACGGCATACAGGCACACAGTGGTGCGGCCGGTATGAATTTAAAAGGTGCAATGATTGATATGAACACAGGTGGAACACAAGAGCCAGGATGGGGACCATCTTGGTTGAACTCACAGGCGGCAGGCATTTTTCTTGACGAATCTCAAAACGATGTCAACTTGACGGTGAGCAAAGGCAAGGTCCTAAAAGCAAACACAAAAAAAACAAAAACAACTGTACCAAATCTTGTGACGCACGAACCGTTTACAAGAGCACCATCAGGAGTATATGAAACAGTTTCACAATGGGAAGATCCAGTTAAATGGAAACAATTATCAAAAACGCCAGGCACATTAGAATACATTGCACAGAAAAACAGAGAAAGTGAAGTTGACTACATTAGGAATTTGCAGTTTTTTACAGATCAGAAAAAATATCTTGAGACACAAGGATTGATAGAAGTCAAAGGTGTTGACCTCAGCGTACCTAAAGAATTCCTTAATGAGAAACTTAACATTGATTCGGCCAAACTTAAAGAAGCATCCGACTTTTTTACTAGTACTTACAACGAAGTGTACGAAGTCAAGAGCGTTGTTGATAATCTTAAAACGGGGGATATAAATCAAATATTGACATCCAAGGTTGTAGCAGGAAAAATTACAAGTATGGCATCGAATCTTGCAGGTACAATATTAGGTAGATCATCTGCCAATAACCTGCCACCATCCATGCGGGGTACAGCAGTGGGAAAAATTACACAGGTAGCAACAGCATTCAAGGGACAATTCACCAAGGCCGCAACTGCCATAGGCAGTTTCTTCACATCAAAATTCAGTGATGCAAGATTGAAGGAAGATATACGATTAGTAGGACAGTCACCCTCGGGTACAAATGTTTATTCGTTTAAATACAAGCAGTTGCCTGGTAGATACTTGGGCGTCATGGCACAGGAAGTGCCGTGGGCAAGTCATCTTACAGACACAGGATATTATGCTGTGGATTACAGCAAAGTGGACGTTGAATTTAGGAGATTACATTAATGGCATACGGTGGTTCAGGATCAGGTTCGGGAGGCGGAGGCCTATCTAATAAAAGCATTACTTTCAAAGGATTTAGTTCACGTGCGGACAACCAGAACTTTAAACAGTTTGATTTTGAGGTGGCAAAACAGGATCTAATCAATAGATTAAGTGTTAGAAAAGGTGAACGAGTGGAAAATCCTGAGTTTGGGACAATAATATATGATGCACTGTTCGAGCCCTTTACACAGGACCTTAAAGAGGCCATCATAGATGATGTCACAGAGAATCTCAACGCAGATCCACGCATATCTACTGAAGAAATACTGGTAACAGAAGCAGATAAAGGAATAGCGATTCAGGCAACAATCAAGTACGTGCCACTGGATATCACCGAAAAGTTACGATTCCAATTCGACGAGAACTCACTTCTACGTCTATCTTAAACTACGCACTTAATTTAAGTTATAAATATCCATACAAACAGTATGGCCACTACAGATAGACAAAACAGATTATTAGTTGCGGAAGATTGGAGAAAGATCTACCAAGCATTTCAACAGGCAGACTTTAAATCATATGATTTTGAGACACTGCGTAGAACCATGGTATCGTATCTCCGTGAGAACTATCCTGATGATTTCAATGATTTTGTAGAGAGTTCAGAATATATTGCTCTTATAGATTTGATAGCCTACGTTGCACAGGCTTTATCATTCAGAACAGATTTGAATGCAAGAGAAAATTTTTTAGAAACTGCCGAAAGAAGGAACAGTGTGCTTCGTCTTGCAAGACTTATCAATTACAATGCCAAAAGAAATCGTCCAGCAACTGGACTTTTGAAAGTTGACTCAATATCTACAACAGAAGATGTGTTAGACACGTCTGGGACAAATTTAGCCAATTCAACAATTATCTGGAATGACAGTGCAAACTCTAATTATAGACAACAATTTATCGCAATATTAAATGCGGCGAACCAAACAGGACAACTATTTGGAAAACCTAGAGAAAAAAGTGATATCGGCGGCATAGACACCGAAGTATATACATTGTCTACTTCTCAGTCAGACCTTCCAATGTACCAGTTTTCAAAAACAGTTGGCGGTATATCTAGATCATTTGAGATTGTACCTAGTTCGATAAATGAATCAGATAGTATATATGAAGCAGATCCTATTCCGGGCACAGGCTTAACTTACACTTACAGGAACGACGGTGCCGGAGATAGTTCCAACAACACAGGTTTTTTCTTTTTATTCAAACAAGGCCAAATGCAAACTTCGGAATTTACTATTGATACAGCAGAAACTAATTTTGTAAAAAGCCTTGATGTCAATAATATCAATGACACCGATATTTGGCTGTACAAACTTGATCAGTTTGGACAAATTGTAGAAAGTTGGACAAAGGTTCCTGCCCTGAGCGGCAATAATGCTATCTATAATTCATTGTCAAAAGAGGAACGTAACATTTACAATGTTGTCACAAAAAATGATGACAACGTAGATTTAGTATTTGGCGATGGAAATTTTACAAATCTTCCTTTAGGATCTTTTAGAACATACTACAGAATAAGCGACAATGCCAAGTATTCTGTTCAACCCAAGGACATGAAAACAATTCAAACGTCTGTCAGTTACATTGACCGAAATGGATCGTCTCAAACACTTACGATTACAATGGGCCTTAAGCAGTCTGTTTACAATGCGGCGGCTACAGAATCAAACAATGCAATTAAGGAAAAGGCCGGACAGGTTTATTATTCACAGAACAGAATGATAACAGCGGAAGACTACCAAGTTGTTCCTTTGAGTGCATCTCAAGAAATCGTAAAAGTAAGATCAGTCAACAGATCAGCGTCGGGTATATCACGTGCAAAAGAAATACTAGACCCAACAGGTGCGTATTCAAATGTAAGCGTGTTCGCAGAGGACGGAATATTATATAGAGAAGAATCGGCCCCTACATTTACATTCACTTTCAACAACAAAAGTGATATTAGTGCAACAATAAACAACAGCATTGAGGCAAAAATTAAAACAGCATACGCTAGGCAGTTCTATTATGACAAATACGATACAAAAGCATTGTCAACACTAACAGCCACATGGAGTTCTTCAACAACAGGCACTAACACAAACACAGGATTTTTTACTTCGAGCGGTGCACTTGCAATAGGAGATTCTGCAACAAGTAACTTCAAATATGCCAAAGTGGGAGCATTAGTGAAATTCACATCTCCCGATACCAGAGAATTTTTAAATGGAAAACTAGTTACAGCAGGCACCGATAACGCAGAAGATAGGGCATGGGCCAAAATAAGTGCCATAGTTGGTGACGGTTCAAACAGTGGACAAGGTAATTTAGAATCGGGTTCGGGTCCAGTGACCATCAATGACATTGTACCTGATGGTGCTGTTGTCAATGCTGTCATACCAAACTTCACTACATCATTCTCTACCACGTTGGAGGCCAATATATTGGATAGGATTGAAGCCTACGAGGAGTTTGGTCTTAGATATGATGTAGACACAGAAACATGGAAAGTTATTACGACATCAAACCTAAGCACTAGTTCAACTTTTAGTCTTACAAATGCTGGTAGTACCGCAGGAACAAATCTTGACGCAAGTTGGTGGTTTAAGTTTACAAACGACGGAAACACCTACACTGTGTCTTACAGAAGATTAGATTACATATTTGAATCTGAATCACAGAACAAGTTCCATTTTGACGTAGAAGAAAAAATATATGATTACAAAACAGGTAAGAGTGTTAAAGACTCTGTAAAAATTTTAAAAACAAACAGTGTTGTGTCAACAGGCAATGCAATCGGATATCCGATCATGTGGCAAGTTGTAGACACAGTTTCAGAAGCAGATGGGTTTCAAGACAACAGAAAAGTAAAAGTTGGATTCTATGATGATGATGACGACGGTGTTGTAGATAATCCTGAAATATTTGACATAGTTGTTGAACCAGATACCAGTGTTTCCACAAAATTTGTATTTTTTGAAAAATATTTGAGTTATGACGATATCGAAAGATACAGGCCTTATGCGGCAAGTAATTTTGTTGTGACACAAAATGAAACTGATATAAATTTAAGCACAACAACCTACACAGACGGCCAGTTGTTTTATTTCTATGCGGACTCTGAGAATGTAGTAAAAAAATACACATTGAGCACCAACTCATTAGCAACGAGCACAGACTATTACGCAAGGAGAGGTAGAGCCAGCATAGATTTCCAATACAAACATCATGCAGGACAAGAAACAAGAATTGATCCAAGCGTAAGCAACATAGTTGATGTTTACATGTTAGAAAGAACATACGATAACTTGTTTAGAATATGGTTACAGGATAGTGGAGTGAAACCAACGCCGTCTACTTCGGACCAGATGAGAATAAATTATTCCGGAACACTTAATCCTTTGAAATCGTTATCAGATCAGATTATATACCATCCTGTCAAGTATAAGATACTATTTGGAAGCAATGCCGACGAGCAGTTGCAGGCCACTTTTAAAGTTGTAAAAAATCCAAAAACAAACGTAACTGATGCAGTAGTCAAGACTAGAGTGATTGCCGCGATTAATGAATTCTTTGCTCTGGATAATTGGGACTTTGGAGACACTTTTTATTTTACTGAATTAGCCGCTTACATTCACAACGAATTGGCTCCGGACCTACTTACAGCAGTGATTGTGCCAAATCAGTCCGGACAGGGTTTTGGGTCTCTGTTCCAGATCAACTCAGCGGCAGACGAAATTTTTATCAGTGGGGCCACCGTTGATGATGTGTCAATTATAACAGCACTAGGAGCCAACCAATTAGCGGCTTCTGGAACTGTGGTCACATCAACATCAACTGCCACAACAAATACGACAACAGGATCAGCAGTGTCAGGCTCTACTACATCAGGATCGGGATCAAGTTCCGGCAGTAGTGGGGCAGGATACTAATGGCTGACGCACCAATAAATTCACAAGCAAATCAAGAAGTAGTAAAGCAGGGGAACAACGAGTACAGAAGAACAGTACAACATCTTCCGGCATTTTACAGGACGGACGCAAACCAACGTTTCCTTTCAAGCACATTAGATACTCTTATACAAAAAGGATCATTAGAAAGATTGGACGGTTTTGTTGGAAGACAGGATGCATATACAAGAGATATCAATGACAGATATATCGGTGCAACAAGCACAGACCGATTTGCATATCAATTAGAACCTGCAGTCACTTATACCGATCAAGACACGACATCAATCAATCCTGAGGACCAAGTTAAGTTCACAGGCACATATGACGACTATATTAATCAGTTGAAATATTATGGTGCCAATGTTGACAACCACGATGTTTTAAACAAAGAAACAGCCTATTCTTGGAATCCGGCGGTTGACTACGACAAGTTAGTCAATTATAGAGAGTACTACTGGGTACCAACAGGACCAAGTGCCATAGAGATAGATTCGGTTGGCACAGGTGCAGTTGTAGAATTTAAAGTAGAAGCATTGGCTGACGACGGGACAACGGGAAGGGCATACGCTTTCCCTCACAAGGAAAATATTAGGAATCCCGAAATTACGCTGTACAGAGGTAACACTTACAAATTTACTAAGGTTGAAGCAGGACATCCTTTTTACATTATGACAGAGCCTAGCAAGGATGGCATCAGTGCGGATGGTTCAACATCGGCGTTGTATTCGTCGGGTGTGACCAATAACGGTGTCATGGCCAAGGACGGAACATTGACATTTGTCGTTCCAAATGATGCTCCAAATACTTTATACTACCAGTGCGGAAGTCATGATAATATGTATGGTATCTTGAACATTCGAACTGTTGCTACGACTACACAGATTAATCCAGATGATGATATCATAGGAGTTAAAAATTACAAACTTAGGACACTTGATCTTTCTAATGGTATGAAGATTAAGTTCACCACTAACAAGGTGCCGGCCGCTTATCAAGGAAAAGAATATTATGTGGAAGGAGTTGGCGATGCAATAACACTTACTGATGTAACTATCCTCAACACTCCAGAGTCATATGCTGACAGCGGGACACCAACAGACAAGGATTACATTACAATTAAAAGGGACAGTCGAGACCAAAATGCATGGTCAAGATACAATAGATGGTTCCACAAAGACAACATAGACAAAGCGGCAACAGTAAATGGTGTCCCAAAAGTGCTTGACGAAAATGACAGGGCAAAAAGACCCATTATCGAGTTCGACTCGGGATTGGCATTATACAATCACGGAACAGTGGCCAAAGACCCTGTTGATCTTTTTGACACATCTCTAACAGACGCATTAAGCACAATACCGAGATTGCCAGGATTCTTTATAGATGGCACAGAAATCACTGACGGAATGAGGATTGTATTTTCAGCGGACACAGACAACGATGTCAAAAACAAGATATACACAGCCAACTTTGTGACTGCTGGCGATTCCACGGCGGTGTTAGCACTGACAGTGACAGACACAATGGCCGACAACGAAAACATTTTTGTCAAATCAGGCACAGATGGAGCAGGTAAAAATTATTATTACGATACTACAGACAAGGTTTGGAAAGTGGCACAAACCAAAACTGAATTGAATCAGCAACCATTATTTGGCATGTTCGATAACAATCATGTCTCATTCGATGATGAAACTACGTATCCAAGTTCATCGTTTGCTGGAGCCAAGGTTATGGCTTACGCCACATCTGAAAGTGCCACTACAGACACAGTGCTTGGTATCAAGGTCAAGTATCAAACAATTAACAACGTTGGAGATATTGTTTTTGAATCTGATCATACAGGAGGCACATTTACATACAAAGAGGGTAAGGCAACAAAAACAAAAAATCTTGCAGAAGGTCATTTACACTACACAACAGGTAGAGCCACACATAATTCAAGGACTGCATGGATAAAAAGAACATTTCCATCCAAGCAGAGAGCTTTAAGGACGTACATTGTTGAGGCAACAGAAAAGCAATTATTTCCCATAGACATGTTTGAAAACAGTGCTTCACTTTCAGATTTGACAGTTTCTGTAAATGTAAATGGTGCTAGAAAAACTTTAACAACTGATTACACTTTGGTAGATGGAAGCACCAACAAATATGTCAAGTTCAATACTGCACTTAAAGTCGACGATCAGATTAGGATAGCGGCTCACAGCAGTGCTAAAAAACTTGCAGGAAAAGGCATTTATGAAATTCCTGATAACCTTTCTGTAAACGGATTGAACGAAGATGCCGGAGAATTTACTTATGGTCAAATAGTGAGACATGTGCAGGACATACTTGACAGAAATTCAAATGTAACAGGAAAAATTCCTGGACCATCAAACCTAAGAGACAAACCCGATGCCAGGTTACTTGGTGGTACTATACAGCAACACGAAGCAACACTTATACCTGCCGTTTTCGGTCTTACCGACCAACAATCAAATGTTCCAAATGCTATTGACTTTGTAAGTTTAGAATACGAAAAATGGTACAACGCATTCTTGACACACGCTACTGGCACTGCGTATGAGGGTATTGCACGTGACAGAGTTGATGAGATTATTGTTGCAATAAATCAAGGACGAAACAGTTCGTTTCCTTTTTATTATGAAGACATGGTGGGGCATGGACAAAACGTATCTACTAGAACTTTTACAGTACAAGGCACTTCACAAAAAGATTATGCAATTGATTCTTCTCATGATATTACAAAATTAAGCAATAGAGCGGTCTATGTGTATGTCAATGATGTGCAGTTGGTATTAGGTACAGAATATACGTTCAGTACAATAGATGACAGCATCAATATATCTAAAGCACTTGCGGTTGGTGATATAGTAGTAATCAAAGATTATGCTGATACAACTGGAAGTTATCTGCCACCTAGTGCTACAAAACTTGGTATCTATCCAAAATTTAAACCTGAGACTTATACTGATGATAGTTATAAAACTGCTCAGACTGTGATCAAAAGACACGATGGGTCAATTATTAAAGCATATGGTGATGAGCGTGACGATTTAATTTTAGAACTTGAAAAAAGAATTTACAACAACTGTAAGACAGCATACGACAACACATTGCTAACTTGGGGAGACGTTATGCCGAGTGTGTTTACAAGCACTGATTACACTAGACAGCAAGTCAACGATATTATGGGAGCAGACTTCTATACATGGGCAGGTAGGAACAGTGTGCAATACATCAATAATTCAGCATTCACAGAAGGGTCTCCTTTTACATACAACTACTCACAGTCGACTGACAGGGTCAAAGGAGAAAAATTGCCAGGATATTGGCGTGCGATATACAAATATTTTTATGATACAGACACTCCGCATTTGACACCATGGGAGATGCTTGGACATTCAGAAAAACCAAGTGATTGGGAAAGCACATATGGCGCCGCGCCTTACACAGCAGGTAACAATGTGTTATGGAACGCGGTGGCAACAGCACAAGGCAGATATGGTAAACCTGCTATTTCAAGTTACTTGCCTGTAGATGCATCTGGAAATCTTTTAGATCCACTAGCAATAGGCATAGTAGACTTTTTCTCAGTAGCGGGAAGATCTTTGCCATGGAAGTTTGGTGACCAAGCACCTGCAGAGACGGCATGGAGAAGATCAAGTGCTTATCCTTTCTCTGTTATAAAAACGTTGGCAATAACCAAACCGGCTAAATTCTTTGAAAATTTATTTGATGTATCTCGTCTAAGCACAAATGTTGCGGGAAACAAAATTTCTACAGATACAGGTGTAAGGCCAAGACTAAAAGATGCTAGGTATCACCTAGAAACTGAAACGGATAACACAACTGGCGTAACAACAAGATTCTCAACAGCAGGATACCAAGTGTTCGTAGTAAATCATTTGATAGGACGAGGATTGGATCCTGTAACATTCTACTACGATAAAATGAAAAATCTAGATGTGCAGTTAGTTTACAAGTTGGGAGGATTTACAGACAAAGATAATGTTAAGGTTCTTACAGATTCTGTGTCTCCGGGCTCAACTGCAGGTTCCAAATTTATTCCTGATGAAAGTTACAAAATTAGTTTTAGAACTTCCAATCCTGTACAAAGTTTCCAATATTCTGGTGTACTAATAGAAAAAAACACAGACACCGCAGAAGATGGATCGACTTTAAGAGGAGGATTTAAAGTCCTTGGATATTCTACTACCAAACCTTACTTTAATTTCAATTATCCAAAAAAAGCATCTACAAAAGGAAAATTGCAAGTGGAAGGCTCTGTCACAGTTGAAAGGTTTACCGAATATGACACAACAGTACAGACAATACCATATGGATATGTGTTTACTACGATACAAGATGTCGCTGACTTTCTATTGGGATACGGACATTGGCTGGAATCACAAGGTTTTAAATTTAATAAATTTTCAAAAGAAATTAAAGAAACATTGAATTGGAGTAACGCTGTGCGTGAGTTCTTGTTCTGGACAACTCAGGAATGGGCACCTGGATCAGCGATTACAGTATCACCTGCCGCCGACGGTTTTGAATTAGATACAGATAACGGTATCGTTGGCAAATTAAAAAATCTTGCAGGAGATTACAGCATCGTTGACGCTGGCGGACGTAAAATAGATGTGAGAAATTTAAGTACGAAAAGATTAGGAAAAACTTTTGATTTATCAATAAAATCCGAAGACGTAGGACTTTACAATATAGAGTTGAACACTGTTCAAAAAGAACACGTACTAATTTTTGATAATAAAACTGTGTTTTCGGACATTATATATGAACCATTTACAGGTTTTAGACAACAAAGGTTAAAACTTGTAGGATGGAAGACCGGCAACTGGAATGGTGATTACTATGCACCTGGATTCTTGTTTGACAGCGCCGAAGTCACTTATTGGCTTGCAAACACAGACTACACAATTGGCGACTCTGTAGAATATCAAGGTAAGTTTTATGTGGCAAAAACCAATCATAATTCTAGCACAGAGTTTGATGCATCTAATTGGGCATTAAAAGGAGAAAAACCTGCTCCACAACTGATACCAAACTTCGAATACAAGATTGCATCGTTCAATGACTTCTATAACTTGGAGACAAACAACTTTGACGAATCACAACAAAAACTTGCACAGAGATTGATAGGTTATCAAAGCAGAGACTATTTAGAAAATCTCTTTGTAAACGATGTGTCACAGTATAAGTTCTATCAAGGTTATATCAGAGAAAAAGGTACACAGAATGCAATCGATAGAATTACCAAAGCAAGATATGAAGGTTCAGATATAAATCTTCAACTATATCCAGAGTGGATGTTGCGTACAGGTCAGTTTGGAAATACAGACAAAATTGAGAATATACAAATTATTTTGAATGACCAAGAAGTCAAAACTGACCCTTTAAGTATTGAACTTTTAGATAACAGCACAGATACGAAACAGTATGTGCGTTCTTTGTCTGTGTTAAAAGATGATTTTAATAACAAGCCTGTCGAGTATACAGCATCTGAAACTTTTAAAACATATGATTTTACAAAGCCAGGAATTGATATAGACACTGTACAAGTGATCAAGACTGCAGGATATCCACAAGTTCAACAAGTCCAACACACGCTGTTCAATGTAGATGAGTTGATCAATCTAGATCTCACAACAGTGGCCAGAAATGATTTAATATGGCTAGCCAACAAAGAGAACAAAGATTGGGACGTATTGAGAATGACATTTGCAGGGTTTAAAATAAGTGGACTTTCATCGTCATTGGATTCAACTGAATTAACATTTACATTTACATCCTCTCATGGATTGACTGAAGGATCTGCAACCACAACTGCAGATTATTTTGCAATTACTAATGCGGAATCAACTGTACTCAACAAAGTGTATAGAGTCAAAAGAGTGCCAGCACATGACAAAATTGTTGTTGATTATACCGACACTACGACTTTCATTCCAACACTAGCAGACGGATCAACGGCTGACAGTTATGGCAATGTATACAAATTTATATCTGTAAGATTGTCATCTATGGACAATGTCAATGACAAAATTTCATACGATGAATTCAAGGACAAAGACACTGCATTGGAAATACCTGGCGACAAAGTTTTTGCAGATGCTGATTCATCTGGATTATGGAAAGTATATGAGAAGCAAAATCCATATACAGAAAAAAGGATTTTATCACCTGACACTAGCACAGTAGATCAAGAGTTTGGTTATCGCATAGTTGGAAGGAATGACGGTAGGACGTTAGTGGTGAGTGCTCCTGGGAAAGGTCAGGGTGAAGTTAATTTCTTGTTTAGATCAAGCCACAACGCCGGCACTGCTTTTGTGACTCAATCAACTGCCACAATGACAGATAACGATGATAACACTAGCAGACTTGGAGAATCACTTTCTATCAGTACTGATGAGAATTTTGTTGTTGCAGGTGCACCATACACCAACACCATCGGGAACGACGGCAGTACAAGGCAGATAGATGCAGGATTAGTAAAAATTTATGTTTGGGATCCAAGCAGATTCCAATACGGCATACTTTCAACGTTGACACCACCAACAGATGGCTCTACAGAAAATGAAAATTTAAATTTTGGTTGGTCTCACAAGATCGCAGAACCAACAACAGCGTCTACAAGAAGCACAAACCAAAAATACCTTTTTGTTTCTGCTCCTGGACATTCAAACGATACTGGAGTTGTTTACATGTACACTTGGGGAGTAGGTGCAGATGGATCAACTTATGACACGTGGACGCAAAATGCATCATTTATGTCACCAGCGGGTGGTTCAGGACAGCGTTTTGGACACAGGATGGAAGTTAATGACAACGGTGACATCATTGCTGTAAGTTCATTGGCACCGGGCAACGCAGGCAAAGTAGAGATCTTTGTGAGGTCAGGGTCATCAAGCGACGACAGTACACAAAATACTTTTACACACGTGCAGACACTATCAGGAGTAACTTCGGATGGATCAACGCTAAACACTTCGTTTGGTGAATCACTTGCAATGAGCAAGGACGGCACTACTCTTGTGGTAGGGGCAACTGGAGTTGATTTGATCAATACAGATGCAGGTGCAGTATACAAATACAAATGGAATGCAGATGGATCTACAAATACATACACCCTACAACAAACTATCAACGCACCTGATGCCGTTGACAGCAATAAATTTGGATCCAGTTTATCATTGTCACATAACGGCACACGATTGGCAATAGGTGCAGACAAGGCCGCAAACGCTAGGGAAATGAAATTTGACTCTGGAAGTACAACATTTGACCTGCAGGATACAAGAATTGTAGACACCAACGAGAGCTCAGGAGCCGTTTACACTGCTACTGTGTACAATACAAAATTTGTGCTAGATGACAGACTTGTTTCAAGCGACACATCTTCATTTGACGCATTTGGTAGAGGTGTTTGTATGCTTGACAACAATGTGTTTGTTGGTGCTCCAAATGACGAAGGAAATACATCACTATTGAATGATGGTAGCGTTACACAGTATGATTGTAATACAGATGGCGTGTACGCATGGCAAAATCTTGTGACCGAAAGCAATGCAATTGACATAGAAAAATTAGGACAAGTGTTTGATTATAACAACGCTTCAAAACAAATAACAAATTACTACGATCTTTTTGATCCGATCAAGGGCAGAATATTAGGACTAGCAGACAGAGAAATCAATTACAGGTCGCCATGGAATCCTGCGAAGTATAACACAGGCACAGATGCTGATGATAAAACTCCGTGGTTAGAAAATCACCTAGGTGAAGTATGGTGGGACCTGTCAACTATAAAATATATCTGGTATGAACAGGATGACCAAGAGTACAAAGTCAATAATTGGGGGAAACTGTTTCCTGGGTCCGTAGTTAACGTTTATGAATGGACAGAATCTACTTTACTGCCTGAAGATTGGAACGATTTATCAGGCACAGAAAATGGAA